GTTTCCCAGTCACGATCCAGCCGGGTACAATACCTTGAAAATGTTCAAAACTTGGATACAAAGATTTAGGAATAGCTTTTCTATCTATAGCTCCTGATACGGTTGAAAAGTTAATTGCTTTTTTTAATCTTGCATCAACTTGTGCGGGAGTTAAATCTTTATAAAGATCAGGATCTAAATTCATCAAGTCTTGTTGTGCTTTTCTATATGCACCAAAACCTTTTATATTTTCTGGAGTAGTTCCTTTTGGTCTTACGCCTTTTACAGTTTCTTTAGAATCAATTTTACCTAATTTAGATTGTGTAAGATTATATCTATATAGTTGTGCGTGTTTTGCTTTTGTGATTTTATTATCATACGGCAAACCAGTAATTTCAGTTGCCATTTGAGAAAGTGTTTTCTTATTAAATCCTTTTTTAAAAATATTCTTTTCTTTATCTGTTAAAGATGAAGATTCGATTTTTGATCCTCCTTTGCCGCCTCCTGTTAAATTTAATTTTTTTTCTTTATTAACTTGATCAACTCTTTTTTTAATTGCATCATAGCTAGTGTTAAATTTTCTTCCTAGTTCTGCAAAATTAATTACAGAGTCTTTTGGTAAAGACTCTAAATATTTTAAAATTTGTTGACTTATTTTTAGACTTATGTTTGCAGCCATTATCTTTTCCTTGTAAACATTGTAGCGATACCACCTTTTTGATAACCAATGATACCACCATCTTTTTCTCCGCTACCGTAATCTTGTTTACTAGCTCCTGTATACTCTCCTGTAACAGGGTCATTTAAAGATGGGTCTAGTCCACCACCAGATCCATAATCTTGATAACCCATTCTATTTATCTCTTCTTGTGCTCTTGCTAAAGCTGCTCTTGTAGCTAATTTTTCTTCTAATTCCATTCTCTTGGCATATGCTATATCATTAGCTTTTTTTATTGCGTCCATTCCTTTATTTATAGAAGGTCTTCTTACGTAATTTTCAAATAGTGCTGCTCCTATTTTTGGACCAAATACACCTTGAATAGCTTTACTGATAGGTCCAAATAAACCAAGTCCTGCTGTTTGACCCCTGATATCTGCAAACTCATCTTCTTCTTCCACACCACCGCCTAATAAACCTGTTCCTGTTGGAGATAATAAATCTGCTCCAATGATACCTTGTAAATTACCTGTACCTGTAGGACCACCAGTTCTAAAATTAATTCTACCGCCGTCCGCTTTCATTCGTGGGTGCTTACCAGTTTTTTGTATTTCTAATATTTCTTCAAAAGTCTCATCACCAAAAAGTTTTATGTCTGGAAAAGTTTCTTGAATTTGTTTTTCTATAATGTCTGTGCTTGCTCTGGCGCCAGGGGATCTAAGAGCTTCTACCATCTCATCACCTTTACCTGGACCTTTGGCTTCGTCGTAAATTTTTTTAATGTCTTCACCAAAGTCTTGTGTACCACCCATGATAGGTTTCTCAGGATTTAAAGTTTTGCCTTCCATGTCTACAACTTTTGCAGACTCATCGGCTCGTTGTCTTGCTTCTTGTTTGATTTTGATAAGATCCAAACCTTCAGGATCTTTCTTCATCATCTTTTGATAACCTCTGATTAATCTATCTAATATGATTTGATAATTTTCTTGTGCTGCTTGTAATGCGCCTAGGCCAAATTTAATTTTGCTCATCAGTAATATTCTATTTCAGGTCTACGTTCCGCCTGTTCTTTTTCGTCTTCTGGATGCCCTATGAAACCTCCCTGTCTAAATCGCATCACCGCTTGAGTCATTGAATCCACTAAATCGTCATTGTCTCCATATGGAAACGCTGCACACTCTTCGATCACTTCTTCTGCAAATTTATCTTCAGGCGCCCATATCTGACCAGACTCAAATAATGGAGATACGGCGTTTACTCTAGCATGTTTATCGTTACCTTTGCTAGGAGTGAAATTTATAACAGGAATACCAAGTTTTCGCAACTCATATGTCAAAGGTAAACCAGAAGCTTTAGATTCTATAATAACTGTGTCAGGGTTCCAATATTTATATTGTTCTAGTGCTACTCTACGTAATTCAGGAAACTCTAGTCTTTCTTTCAATGCATCTAACAAGATTAGATTCGGTCCGCTGTCCTCTGATGGATAAAATACGCCCCAGGTTGTAATGGCAGAATAGTCAGCAGTTTCTTTTTTCATGAATGCTGTATCATAAGATTGTATGATATGTTGAAGTTGAGGAACATAACCTTTGTCCCAAACATTCCACCACTCACGTTTGATCAACGATCCTTCTTCCGCTGTTGGATCTTGCATCCACTGCGCGTTCCATTTACCCACGCTCAACGATGCTTTAACACCCTCTAACTCATCTAACTTCCAAAACTCTGGCCACAAAGATTTACCACTGGGTAAGATAGCTGGGAACTCTACAACTTCCCACTGATCTGATTTTAATTCTTTTTGATTTTTTAAAAGCATGCCGGTTAGATCTTTTGTATTCCATCTTGTCATAACCACAACAATAGAACCACCTGGTTGTAAACGTTGTCTTGGACCAGATGTGTACCAGTCATAAGCACGTTCCAATGCCTGCGCATTGAGGGCATCTTGTTCTGAATGCGGATCGTCGATAATAAGTAAGTCCGCTCCACGACCCGTTATGGCCGATCCAACACCGGCTGCATAATATTCACCGCCTTGTTCTGTTTCCCATTTACCAGCCGCTTGACTGTCCTCTCTTAATCTAGTTTTGAAAACGGTTTGGTATTCTGGGCTATCGATAAGTGTTTTAGCTTTTCGTCCAAAGCGGATCGCTAATTCAGTGGTGTGGGTCGTTTGAATTATTTTTAAATCAGGTTTACGTCCTACCATCCACGAGGGTAAGAGATAAGACGCAAACTCTGACTTTGTATGCCTAGGGGGCATATTGATGATTAACCGCTTACACTCGCCTTTTGCCAAACGGTTAAATTTTTCTGAAATTTTTTTGTGATGATCACCTTCTATGAATTCAGGCCAAACGTGTTTTACAAAAGAAAGGAAATCAGATTTGACTTTGTTTTCAGTTTTTTTCTGAGAGAGTTTTATGGCGTACTTCATAAACTCTTTTTTTACATCTGGTGGTAGCTTATCTATTACTTCTTGTTTCATAAAAATTTTTGCAGAATTTTTTTAGACTTCTGTTTTTCCCTCATTTAGTTTTTATAGCTGATCTATCTCTAAATCAAGGTATATAGGGTATGTCTTGGGACCCCTGTTTGACTTAGGGAGGGTGGGCCCGTTAGTTAGCAAGCATAATCGCAAATCGTTAGGGACCCCTCTAGGGAGGGTGGGCCCGCCAGTTGGCAAGCTGTAAATTGTGGCAAGATTGTGGTAGGCCCCCGGCAGGGGGCCGACCCATATTGGACACATAGTCTATTGACTATATGGGAAAATATGTCAGTCCAATAAAGTCATATATGCTTTCGGATTCATCTTACTAAACTTCGTTAAACCCTCCTGCATTAAATCGTATTCCTCCATTTCCTCAAACTTCTTAACCATTGTATATACAATGTATTCATCTCTCGTTAACATCTCCGATTGTCCGGAGTATGGGTTAGTTGCTTTTATTTTATTCTCGTTCATATTTTCCTTTCTGTTATACCTGGGATAATATGTTATTTATTATATCTTGTCAAGTCTATTTTATTTAACCTTTCCTGTCTTTTCTTTTCGCGTTTATCTTTTCGGTCTACATAAATAGTTAAACCTCCCACAAATAAACATACTAATATAATTAATGTTAGTTCCATTTTAATCTAAAATGTCCAGTCGCGGTTCGGTATCCGTCTGCATCTAAATCATAATACGTTATGCACGGATTATTCTTTTTAGATAAGAAGGTTCGACAATCGTTTGTCCATTTCCCTTTTCTAGTTATAAAAGCCTTATGCTTTTTAGCAAAGTAAGTAATATAGAATTGTTTATCTTTTATCATTCTCTAACTCCTTAATTCTTTGCTCTAGTTTTAATAATCTTGTAGCCAACAAATTTAGATTGTCTGTGTTTGTTTCCACAATCTTACCTAGCTTCATTAAGTTGTTGCCAGTTGTCACGTGCATGTCCATGCCCTTGATAACTGCCTCTTGTATTTTATTAATCATATTTTCCTTTCTGTTGTTTATGTATGGGATATTATAAGATATCCCATACATTGTCAAGCCCTTAATTTGAGCTTATTTGTTTTATTTTAGAAGTGTCAATAATCCAGGCAATACCAATTTTTTTAGTTGTATTGTCTAATTGTTGTATTAGCTCTTCAGGCGTTCCGCTTTCCATAACTTGATCTATTGCTTTGGTCTTTAAGTCTTCAAGTTGTTTGAGCTTCAGTCCTTCAGGTCTTCTTCTTATTTCACGATCAACCAAATCACGTGCCCAGTCCTTCAGTTGCTCTTCGCAATCGGACAGCGATAAGTCTTTTTGATCTTCAAATCTATAAGAGTTGTATTCTTTTTTCTTGCTCTCATCTTGATTTGCCTTTTTCTTAAAGAAGGTTCGAGCTTTATCTTGAACCGCCTTCAGTGTAGCTTCGGCCTTTCTAAACTCATTTAAGATTTTATCAGCGCCCATTTTCTTTGCTAACTTACCGACTATCTTTTGAGTTGCTTCAGCTCTATATTGTTTTACCAACAATTCCTGCTCTTCAATTAAAGGGTTAAAGTTTCTTCGCACCTTCGACTTGAAGTGATCGAGTTGATACTTTGTCATTGTTTTTGGCATATTATCCTTTCTGTTATTTTTATTTTATATACTACTTGACAAATCATGTCAATGGGATTATATATTATTTTATGGCTCCTGGGTCATGAGCCATGATAATAACTGACCCCTTGAGCCCTGGTCTATTGACACTCGTCCGTGAGTTATATGAAACGGAGTGCGGTTAACTAGTTAACTTCAATGGACCTGGGGTCAAGCACAGAGTTAATTACTCTTAAGCCCTGGTGCACCGGTAAACAATTGCCGCTGGGCTTCAGTGTGTTTGGCCACTTTAGAATCATTCTAAAGAGGGCCCAAGCTTGACAGGCCGCAAGCCGCAAGCTAGTATGGGAAAATAACAGAAAGGATTTATGAAAGTAAAAGAAGCAAAACAAATTACCGGATCGATGACAAGAACCAGCAAGATGCCTGGCCTATCTTACAGTCTGCCTGCATGGGAGTGTAAGACCGGAGCAAAACTTGCAAAGATTAAAGGCAGCGTTTGCAATGGCTGCTATGCCATGAAAGGTAATTATACCAGATACCCTGCAATTAAGGCTGCGCAATATGTAAGACTGAAAGCAATCAACAGCCCACTATGGGTTGAAGCGATGGTAGCACAAATTAAAAATCAAAAATATTTTAGATGGCATGATGCCGGAGACATACAGAGCGAAGAACACCTGCTCAAGATCTTTGAAGTCTGCAAGCGTACACCAAAGACTAAACACTGGATTCCGACGCGTGAAGCGCAATTTTTAAAATTAGTTTCCCCTGAAGAGGTCCCAGATAATCTAATTATCAGGATGTCTTCACATATGGTTGATCAGTCCCCGGTTACTTTCTGGCCCTGGACGTCAACGGTGAAAAATGGGAGCGGGACTTGTCCCGCTCCGAAGCAGGGTGGCAAGTGTGGTAGCTGTCGTAGCTGCTGGGACAGAAAGATTTCAAACGTAGAATATGCCAAACATTAAAGACTCAAGACTCATAGAGATTCTGCACAATGAATGGTGCGCGGCCAATGGCTATCCAGTCCGCAAGCGCACAAGCTTCAAGCCTGGAAGGCCGCAAGTGGAAAGGAGCAGCAATGGAATTCAAACACCCAAGCTATTACAAAAAATTAAAACAAGAGCGTAAGGCCGCAAGGGCACAAGCCAACAAGTCGGCAAGCGCACAAGCCGATCAGCTGAACGCGGACAACTCTGAACGATTCGTTAAGGGCGCAAGGTCTCAAGCGTCAAAGGGAACGTCGAGCAATAAGCGTTGAAGGTGCTCCCAATTGTTGTTTGTGAGGGAAGGTGTCTCTCTGTGATCTGACAGAAGACCGTGGATCGATTTACTCTCATAAAGTTTTATGACTCCAAGAGAGGTGTCTTGGAGTAGGATGAAATTACGCTTTGTCCTGGTCATATGAAATAATTTTTGATGAGGTGAAAACGATACTTTGTGAGACTTTGTAACTTTAAGCTCAACCATAAAAAATCCGCACATATCATGGTAACCAAGCAAATCAGGCACACCAAAAGATGCCCAAGATTCTAGTCTAGTCCAACTTATTTTGGGGGTATTTTTCTTCAGTAAATGCCATAGTTTCGACTCGGCTTTGATCGTGACTGGGAAAC